ATGAACCATGACCTTTGATGAAGCACTTGCCTATTACGGAACCAGTCGAGCCATCAGCCAGGCGCTCGGGATGAGTGACGCGCGGGTGTCTCAGATGAAGTCGTCCGGCGGATTCTCGTATCCGATTCAGTGCGTACTGGAGAAAGACTCCGGCGGCAATCTGATTGCGCGCCGCGAGGATGATCCGGCAACCAAGGCTGCATAGGAGATTCCCCAATGGCAGGCAAAGACTGTACGAAGTCCGTCCACATTACAGAATCCGAAGAGCGCGCACTGGAAGCGTTGGCCGAGGCAACAGGTCGGTCTGTCAGCTCTCTGATTCACGATGCAATCACGTTCCACTATCTGGACCCTGGTGCTCACGAGTTGAGCCTTATACAGCGCAGGGTCGCACATGCTCGCGCGATGCGCAGCGATTCTCTGGATTCATTCATGTCGGACGTATCTGATCGTTCGGAGCGTGATGATCGCCAGAGTTTTTCGCGCGTCTATGTGCAGGGCGATAACACACTGAGGCATTGAGCCGTCGTTGTGCTTTGGCCGGATTCCCCTCCGGCCTTTTTCCCTGCGCCTTCTGAGAGGGTGTAGCGAAAAACCGGCCCCATCAGCGGTTCTGGTGGGCAACAGGGAGCCGCTTCGGCCCTGACCGTATCCCGTCCGACTCTGTTGGGCTCTGCGGCCGGGGAGTAAGGCCGGGAACGGACCCGGGCAAGAGGCGGCTGCGCTGTTGCGGTGAATGCGCAGGCTGATGGGATCATTTAACTGTTCTGAGGAAAGCTCGTGAACCAAGAAAAAGTGAAAGCTCTTTTTGATTATCGCGATGGCGGTTTGTATTGGAAGCATGATCGCGGATCTAACGCAAAGGCTGGAAATCGGGCCGGACGGCTTTTGAAAACTGGCTACAGGTCGGTTCACGTATCCGGCCGACGATACCAAGAGCACAGGTTGATTTACTTATGGCATCACGGAGTTATGCCTGCGCAAGTTGATCACATCAACCGTCTAAAAGCAGACAACAGGATCGAGAACCTACGTGCGGCTGACCATAGCACCAACCAGATTAACACCGCCGCCCGTGGCAATCAGGCCGGGTTTCGCGGAGTCCGTTTTGTTCCCAAGACAGGGCGGTGGGTGGCGAGAATCTACCGCAAAGGCAAGGAGATTCGATTAGGTACCTTTGCTACGCCTGAGGCAGCAAGCGCCGCCTATCAAGCAACAGCCAAAGAGATGTTCGGTGATTTTGCTAGCTAGCACCGGCCACCGCACACAACCACTGGGCCAGAGATGGTAATCAGCTGGACGAAAGCCGCTGATCGGTTATGAGGATTGCGACTACGGCGATCGAAACTGCGGCACAGTAGACCCGGCCCCAGCAGCGGGTTATCTGCTGGGCACCGATCAGCACCTTCGCCCGTCAACCAGTCGCGGGCAGGAATGAGGGTGCTGCTCGGTGAAATGCCGCGCTGGTGTAACCGGTAGCGCAGCCGCCTTGTAAGCGGCAAGACGAGGTTCAAGTCCTCGGCGCGGCACCAGAATCCCAAAACGCCGGTGCACGCTGGCCAATGGGTGCCTCGAAGAGCGGCCACGGCAGACGGTGGCGCCGGAGATCGTAACCGGCACGAAACGGCGCGTTCGCTGAGTTCGGCGGGCGCGAGGGGATAGAAACGACGAAGCCCCAATGTGCGACTAGCTGGGCAGCTAACACAGAGGGGCTTCTGAAGAGGAGTTCAGTATGACAGACGCTGCAGAGCAGTGCAACGACGACCAGGACGACCGCGAAGCCGCTGAACACATAGCGCGGTGCCGCGAATACTCACGGCGCAAGCGGGCGCTTCTGGAGCGCTTTCCGCGCCTTTCTCAGGACGAATACGAAAAACAAATCCGCCGCATTGCGGATGAGGTAGGTATCTGATGGCTGGTGATTGGATCAAGATGCGCATGGATCTCCACACGCATCCGAAAGTTGTCCGCATTATGTCCGCAACCAAGTCTGACAAGTTCAGGGTAATCGGCGGACTGCATGCTGTTTGGGGCGTATTCGATCAGCATTCAGAGGATGGCCGTCTCGTTGGGTACACTCCTGAGTTGATGGATATGGTGATCGGCTGGAGCGGCTTTAGCGAGGCTATGATTGCCGTGGGCTGGATGGCGCAAGAAGGGGCTGAAGTCCTTGTGATGCCTGACTTTGACAACCACAACGGAAAGTCAGCTAAGCGCCGTGCTGAGGATACCGCCCGCAAGCGCGAATCCCGAAAGAGTCCGAAAACTGTCCGCAATGTGTCCGCAAAAGAATCGGACAAAAATACGACCAGAGAAGAGAAGAGAAGAGAAGATAATAATACCCCCCTTACCCCCCGTCAGCGGGGGGCGTTGAGCGCGGACCAGCGATCTCGGTTTGACCGGTTCTGGTCAGCCTACCCCCTGAAAAAATCCAAAGGCCAGGCAGAACGGGCATTCGCCAAACTCAACCCTGATGACATCCTGCTGGGCCGCATGGTCCGAGCACTGCAGCAGCAGATCCAGCACCGTGAACGGATGCGCGCCGTCGGACAGTTCGTGCCGGAATGGAAACATCCCAGTACATGGATCAACGCCCGTGCGTGGGAGGACGAACTCGAGACGATCCAGGCGAACGGTGATTTTTCACGGAGCGTGGCGAACGGTTCGAGCAGCAGGCCCGCGTATCTGAAACCGTTTCCGAGCGAGGACTGAGCGATGACCGACATGGCCCTGAATTACCTCGGCGACGAAGCGAACACCGAGGAGGAGCTGGCGAAGGAAATGCGCAAAGCCAGTCAAGCGGAGGCGTCTCTGATCCAGCTGATGCTGGCGGATAACGGGGTATACCGCGCAACGGATGTGAACGCCAATTGGTTTGCCAGCAGTGTGTGGCGGAAGGTGTACGGCGCGATTCGAGCGCTGGTCGAAAATGGGCAGGTGGCTGATCACGTCACGGTTGCGGACGAAATGTCTGCACGCGAGCCGAATGTGAACTGGCTTGAGTATGTGGTGGACATCCAGCGTAACCTGATCGCGCGTGCTGAGAGCGTTGAAACGTACGTGGACATCGTGCGCAGCGCGCACACGAAGCGGCAGGCCCGGATGATTGCCCAGCGCTTGATGAGCGAGAGTCACAAGGGGCAGGCGGCGGTCGATGCTGCGATCCGCGATTTGATGGATCTGGATACTGAGGAACAGCGATACGAGCACGACATGAAGGCGACCATGCGTGCGGCACTGTCCGGAGTGGAAGAGGCGTTTCAGTTGGCTCAGGAGGGCAAAATCGTCGGGATTACGACGGGGCTGGCCGATCTGGATCACGCCACTGGTGGTTGGCACAACACGGATCTGGTTGTCATTCCGGCTCGGCCGGCGATGGGGAAAACGGCCCTGTTGCTGAACTTCGCCCTGAATGCAGGAGTGCCGTTCGGCATCATTTCGTCCGAACAGGCACACGATCAGATCGGGATGCGCATGTTGAGTATTGAGGGGCGCGTGTCCGGTTCGAAAGTGCGTCGCGGCAAGCTGCAGGAGGATGACTGGCCAAAGCTGAGCGCCGGGGCGCAGAGGCTCCACCAGCGCCAGTTTTGGATCAACGACGACGCTACGATCACGATCGACGGTATTCGTCGGCAGGCCCGTAAGTGGTACTACAACAACGGCATCAAAATCCTGTTCGTGGACTACATACAGCGGATCTATCCGACCGACCCGAAATTGCCAAAGCACCAGCAAATCGAGGACATCACTAAGGGGCTGAAAAGCCTCGCCAAGGAGTTGAATATCCCGGTGATTGCGTTGGCACAGGTCAATCGGGAATGCGAGAAGCGGACGGATAGGCGCCCTCTGATGGGGGACATCGCGGACGCCTCGATCATCGAGAAAGAGGCCGACATGATCATGACGCTCTACCGTGACGAGGTCTACAACGAGCACTCGCCGGATGTCGGGATCGCCGAGATGGGTATCTGTAAGAGCCGGCATGGCCCGGTTGGGGTGGTGCGTACTCGCTGGGACGGCGCGTGCTTCCGGTTCGAGAATCTTGCGCTTAATCGGGAGGGTGTATGAGCCGCATGGCCGAAGTCAAAGTGTATGCCGAGCATATTGCGATGGATTGCCATTCCTATTCTCAAATCGCCAACGCAACTGCCGCACGGTATGGGTTGACGCAGGATGAGAAACGGCTCCTGCTCCAACACGTACGAAAAACGGTCTCGTTCAAGTGCGATCGCACATTGTGTGGGCGCGCGAGCCTGATGTCCGCGCGTTTGCCGCTTAATCGAATAGCCGAGGTGTTTGTATGAGGGACAGCCAGGTGATCAACATCCAGCAGGCAGCACTGCAGCGGTACGAAAAAGCACTGCAGAAGGAGCGGCGAAAGGCGCTTGAGGCGCTGGAAGCGATGGAGAAGGAAGGCCATAAAGGCAAAGCGTGGCACATCCTCAAAAACCACCTGCGGCGCGTGGGGGTGGTGGATGTCTAAATCCAAAACTATCACCCGGACCCTGCGCAACGCTGGCGATAGGCAGTTCCTGCTGCGCTACCTGTCCGGCATTGAGACATACCCGATGACGGTGCAGATCAAGCCGGGCAAAGAGTCCCGCAGCATCCAGCAGAACCGGCTGCAGTTCCAGTGGCTGAACGACGCAGCCCAGCAGGGTGATCAGACCGCCGAGGAGTACCGGGCCTTCTGCAAACTGCATTTCGGCGTGCCTCTGCTGCGCGCCGAAGATGAGGAGTTCCGCGAGGTGTACGACACGATCATCAAGCCGGCACCCTATGAGCACAAGCTGCGCATGATGATGCCGCCGATCGATCTGCCGGTCACCAGTCGGATGAGCGTCAAGACGATGACTGAGTACCTGGATCAGGTATGGCGCCACTTCACCGGGCTGGGCTTTCAACTGACAGACCCGGCCATGCTGGGGATCGAAGATTACGAGAGGTGGGCGGCGTGAAGATCGTATCGAAGAAGCTGCGCGCCAGTGCGCGGGGTGAGTCCTGCTCACTGCGCCTGCCTGGGATCTGCAACCACAACCCGGAAACGACGGTGCTCGCGCATGTGCCATGCGGTATGCGCGGCATAGGCATAAAAGGCCCGGATTTGGTGGCGGTGTTCGCCTGTTCGGCCTGCCATGACGCACTGGATGGACGTTCACGGCATGAGGTGGACGGCTGGGATGTGATCCGCGCCCTGGCTGAGACGCAGGTGCGGTGGGTGCAGATGGGACTGGTGGAGGTGGCGGCATGATTATTTCAATCGACCCCGGTATTAGCGGCTGCATTGCGGTGCTGAATGAGATCGACGGCTCACTGATCGATTACCTACACACACCGACGATCAAGGCGGGCAAGCGCAACAGAGTGAACGCGGCGGCGCTGGCGGGCTTCCTGCAGCAGTACAAGGGGGCCAGTCACTGCTACATCGAGAAGGTCGGTGCCATGCCGGGGCAGGGTGTTGCCAGCATGTTCAGCTTCGGCCATAGCGCCGGGTTGGTGGAGGGTGTAGTCGCGGCGCTGGGTGTGCCGATGACGCTGGTGACACCGCAAGCATGGAAGAAGCACCACGGGCTGATCGGCAAGGATAAG